GGACAAAATGCTCGCGCTTCATGCGATTTTCGTCATCTTCGTAGTAGTTTCTGCGTATGGAGAGGATTTTTCGTGAGCTTAGTTCTATGCTGACAACATAAGGAAGCTGTATTCCGCTTTCCTCTCCGTCAATCATGTCTTCAAAGCCAACTAAATCAAGATCAACCTGTACTTCTAGTATCGTATGACGAGAATCGTTGTCATATCCTTGAGAGTTACCTGTTAACTCGTTATATTTATCCTCAATCTCATCTGAGTTGTCGCTAGGGTTGCTTAATTCAACATCTGAGTAGAACCCAGACACCTGTAGCTTCCTAATTTCATTGCTAGTTCGCTTCATGATGTGAGTTGCACGTTCACAAGTCACTAAGTCAGAAGCTCCATAGCTAACAACAAAGTCTTCAGCAGGTACAAACATGCTACAAGGGCGACCCATGTTCGGGTCAAAGTATACTTTCCTAAAGGCAGACCCTGCTAATGGCAAGGAAAACAATAATCTTTCAGTTTCTGCGCGATACTCAGTCATCTTCTCAGTGACTAAGTAGTTTAAATAATCTTGAACTCTGCTTGCTTGCTTCTCTTTCTCTTTATCTATAATGCCCACTATAGCCGTTTTAACTGGGCCACTTGCAGGGAATAGTTCTTGTATAGATTGTGACTGAAATTTTATAACAGCTTCGGTTAGGACTGGGTGGAATACGCCACACGCACCATCCCAAGGAGTTGTTCTGTCTTCATGCTTAAGACCAAGAAGAGATAAACCTTCTATGTAAGTCTTTTCCCAGTCTGATCGACTTTCTTTGTCTGACTTAAATGCACTAACAAGCTCGTTTGCTATTAAAGATAATTCTTTATCCTCAATATACTCTGCAAGATTGTCATCAAAGGGAACATCGCCCATAGGATCACTGCCTGACTCAAAGTCAAACACAATTCCACCGTCAGGTGTTTCAATCCCAACAGAATCAGGATTTACTATTTCAATCTCCAAAGCACCATCTGCTTCTTCGGCAGTTAGTTGATCTGGAGTGACTAGAGGCTTTTCAATTGCCACTTATCCGTTCTTCCCGAACTTCTGAGGTCTTGCCGCACCGCTTCCGCGAGCAACAGTAGTTTTTCCGCCTGCTTTGTAGGCTTTAACTTTGTTAGCCTCATGACCTGTTTCACCACCGCCCATATAGCCTTTTGGTTCTTTCTTCTTCATGCCTTTCATATTAAACTCCTGCTACTTGCCACACGGGTTGAAATACTTTTTCTGCTCCAGTATTTTCCACTGATCTTGACTCCCAAGCTAGTTCGCCTAGCTCTGAGATGTATACACTGTTCATATCGTCCTCAAGTGTAACATACCTAGATGTGGATAACTGAGGGTTCCTTATAAACCCTTTTTTGATAAACGCAGACTCTATTCGATCTTGTTGTTTGTTTTTTGCCATTTAATAATAATCCGCTCTTCTGTGACTATCTAAGGGCTTGTCTTCTTCATCTGACATCAACCTTAAGAATCCACCCTGCCTAAAGCGTAGAAGTGCCTGAGTGGACGAATCCACAAGGTCATCATGCTCTCCGTTAGGAAATGCCGCAAATTCCTCTACCACCTCCTCTGCAAAGCGTCTTTCAGGTCGCCATATAATTCCTGACGCAAACATGTCAGATATAGCGTTAACCCTAGATATCTTATCATTACCTCTAGAGGGGGTGTAATCAGAAACAGGTATTCCCATTGCTCTTAATTCAAAGATTAGTGGCGTACCTGCGGCTTTGGCTTCAATGATACAAGCATCAGGTTGCCAATCAATATAGAACTCTTGTGCTTTCTTCTTAAGATCAGGAAACTCCAGACGCTCTTTAAAAGCATCTAGAAGTATTATATTAGCTACAGTCTGGCCTTCATCATCTGGTGCGTAAAATACGCCCCATGTAGTACACGCTGAGTAGTCAGCCCGTTGTGTCTTAAGGAATGCTGTATCCCAAGACTGTATTATAAAGTCGCAAGGGGGTGGGTTATCTCGCTCCCATATCTTCCACCAGTTGCGTTTAACAAGCGCACCCTCCTCTGAGGTAGGGTTTTGCTGATACTGTGCGTTCCACTTAGATGATGGAAGCTCTTCTCTTAGAGCAACCAATTCTTTCATGGGCCAGAACTCAGGCCATAGTGGTGTTTCTGAAGGCATGATGGCAGGAAATTCAATAACTTCCCAATTATCAGAACCTGTTCTTTGTGTTGAGGCTTTTATGATCTGCCCTGTTAAGTCTCGTTTATGCCATCGAGTCATAACAATAATAATAGCTCCTCCCGGTTGAAGTCGCTGTCGAGGGCCAGATGTGTACCATTCATAGGCTTTGTCAAAAACGGAGGGGTCACCCGATTGACCTTCTTGCTCGGAGTGCGGATCATCAATGATCAGAAGGTCAGCGCCTTTTCCTGTTACAGCACCACCAACACCGATAGCAAAATATTCACCACCTGCATTGGTACTCCATCGCCCTGCGGCTTTGGAGTCAGCCCTCAACCCGACCGAGGGGAAGAGAGATTTATAGTCTTCGCTGTCTACTAGGTTACGAACCTTTCGACCAAAACCTACTGATAATTCAGCAGTGTGAGCTGTTTGAATAACTTTCTTGTTTGGAAAATTACCTAAAAACCATGAAGGTAATAGATAAGATGCAAATTCTGATTTGGTGTGACGAGGCGGCATGTTAATAATTAACCGCTTCAAGTCACCACTGGCAACACGTTCAAACGCATTTGCCATAATCTTATGGTGTCTGCCTTCAATAAAAGCAGGCCAAACCATATTACAGAACCCCATAAAGCCTTTTCTTGCTTTTTCCTTGTTCTCTGCCTTTTCTAACTCTTCTAATAGAGAAAGAACTTCTTTCTGTTGCTCTAAGGGCAGGTTAGGTATTTGCTTTAGTAGGTCTGGATCAACCTTATCCGTAACGGACATATGTACCCTTAATTATTTTTTCTTCTTTTTGGCAACAGCCTTTTTCTTGGCGGCAGGTTTTTTCTTTGGAACAAATGCTTCGTTAACATCAGGCGTGGAAGGATCATCTGCAACGTAATGACCAGTGCTATTTCTAGCTCTTTCCATCTCAACAGGTTTAACTTCATCGTCCTTTAGCTCTGAAAGCTTAGAATCAGCCTCATCTTTAGGCATTACAGAGAAATCAACGATATGAATAACACCTTCTTTATCTTCGTAACCTATTTGATAAACATCATCTCCGTTCTCAAACGTGCCGTTCTTGATAACCTTTAGCGTAGCCATACAAGTGTTCCTTATTTTTTTGCAGTTTTAGCCGCCTGCTTAAAGTTCTTTTTAGTGGGAGCGCCCTTAGTTCCGGGCTTACGCATCTTCTCGCCACTACCTGCGGCTATTCTTTTCTTCTTGGCATTTATATTATCGTACAAACTCATACAGCTCTCCTTACATCATTTTACAGGCTTTACCACCACGGGCCATACCATATCCGCGAGGCTTTCCTGCCTTTCCGCCTGCACTCATTCCGGGGGGTCTCATTGGAGCCGCTCTACCCATGTCCTTGCTTGCGTTTCTGTAGTCGTAGCTTTGCATGTTCTTACCGAAGTTAGGGCGGTTAGTCTCTTCATTAGCTAGGTTCTGGCGTCCACCCATCATTGCTTGACCACCCATATTCATTTTCTTGGTTGCTTTCTTCATTTGAGCTTCTCCTTTGAATTGTTTTTTTCTGCACCCTTCTACAGGAAGATTCCTGCTTAGGACTCTACTTGTCTTAGGAATCTACTAGTCAAGAACAATACTAAACTAAGATGACATACTAAGAAGAAGGAATATAAACAGGAATATTCCTGATAGGAATCTCTAGATTTTACTGACTCTACGCTCTTGACAGAATAATGCAAGTGCTACGGGTAAAAAAAGCTTAATTTTTTTGTAAAAAATTTTTAGGTAATAAAAAAAGTGTTTTTCCTGTAAAAAAAAAGGTATTCGTTCGTGAAAATTATAGTAATTATTTGAGTGTAACACTATGTATATGGATATCAGGTACGCACCTGCTATAAGGGGGGGTGGGTGATAGTACTCTAGCCCTCAGAATTAGTGCAGGGAATCATTCTCACTGGGAATAATCTGCTCTGGTTCCTGTTCCTGACTAGCTGTAAGCAGTGAGCCTAGCCTACGCTCAATCTCACTAGCCACACTCTCAGCATCTCTATCTATTGACACTGTCTCTGTCACTTCTTTGAATAGTCCTACGCTTTGACCTAACAGCCTAGCTGATGCGATCCTATTAGTGTCCGTTGGCTCTGCTGAATCCATCCACGTTCTAAGCTTCTCTAGTACTCTGTCTCTGTCTGTGAGCGTCTGGGCTTGAATTGCTACCTCATTAG